GCTGCCATAATAGGAAGATCCCAACATGACTCAGGAGAGTTGTTTTGAAAGTCTTTAACTCTAGCAACTTCAGCAACCTGTTCTTCAATGGTCATAAAACGATGAATACACCCAACACCTCCTATTTCCATCATAGCAATAGCCATAGAGCTGTCGCAAACAGTGTCCATACATGATGCTACTAGTGGAACGTCAATATAATAGTTTTTAGAGACTCGAGTACGCAGATCTATAGTCTGTCTCGTTCTGATACCTGACATCATAGGAATAAGCTGAATGTCGTCGTAAGTTAATGCCTTTCTTTGCATATTAAGAGTTTTATTAATTGTACTAAACTCCCTGTTTTTGTTTCATGAGGTTCCGGATGGATTTGCACCACCGTAAAGGGCCTTGCGGGGCCTTTGCCTAACTACTCAGCCACAGAACCTTTTTGGCAGCATAGTCGGGATCGAACCGACAACCTTCGGAACCACAATCCGACGCTCTAACCAATTGAGCTATACGCTGCATGTATGTAACCCCGCTGGGACTCGAACCCAGGACCCTCTCATTAAAAGTGAGATGCTCTAACCAGCTGAGCTACGAAGTCAAATAAGTGCGCCCGGTAGGATTTGAACCTACGGCCAATTGATTATGAGTCAACTGCTCTAACCGCTGAGCTACGGGCGCATGCATGTGGGCGGTGAGGGACTCGAACCCCCGACCCCCTCGGTGTAAACGAGGTGCTCTGAACCAGCTGAGCTAACCGCCCCGCTTGCATGGCATGTTGTGGGGGTAGATGGACTCGAACCACCGATGTCTTACGACGGCTGATTTACAGTCAGCTGCAATAGCCACTATGCGATACCCCCAAGTACCGCAACCTAGTTTCTGGTCGTTCGAAACTAGACCACTTGACAGACAGTGCGACCAGTACTTCTGTCCCTTTGGCGCTTCCTCTAGGGCTTGAACCTAGGACCCTCTGATTAACAGTCAGATGCTCTAACCAACTGAGCTAAGGAAGCTGCAGTCTTCAGGCGGCGTCGGGATAGCAGGACTCGAACCTGCGACCTCCTGCTCCCAAAGCAGGCGCGCTAACCAACTGTGCCACATCCCGATGTGACTTTGTTAAATAGTAGCAGGTGGGGAGTCGAACCCCATCTTGTAGTTTGATCCTCTACGATGCGCATCGTATTGGTTACAGTGACCACGTGTTGCCATTTTTTCTAGAATGAATGGCCCTCACTGCTATTTGTAGGGTAGTCCTAGTTAGAACTACCGCTCGCCTCACACGCTGTGATCCCACTGGGTTTCGAACCCAGGACCCATACACATAGTGTATTGCTTTACCAATTAAGCTACAGGATCAGATCCGCACCTCCGAAGAGGTACTTGCATTATTCCCAATGCCAGGGGAGTTTAGTACTATTTAGGCACCGGCGCCAAGGACGACTAAACGCACCCCACTATCTGACGGTAACTTACCAACATACCGACTCATGCCATATGTGTCTGAAATTACTCGTGGGATAGATTTCCCATCCATGGGTGGTTAAACCCCGATGGAAGTTACATGTTAATTAACCTCATGTAACCGACGATGTAGGGACGGCAGGAATTGAACCTGCGACCTTCAAGATATAAGCTTGATGCTCTAACCAATTGAGCTACGTCCCCATATTGGTGCGCCATTTATTACGCAGTGGCGTCATCAGCGAATTTATTTATGTCTTGCCTAAAGACCGCGATGTCAAAGAACTTTCGTTCATTAGATACGTAGCTAATATACGTATCTTTGGTTTAGTTTAACAATCTTAAATGTTAAAAATCGTTAAATTTTGCGGAGGATACTGGATTCGAACCAGTGCAACAATTACTCGTTGACGGTTTAGCAAACCGCTCCATTAACCACTCTGGCAATCCTCCAAGTAGAACCGTTGCTCTACCTTAATCTTCAGTACCCTCTTCGGGGACTTGCATGCCCATCACTGCAGGAGCCTGTACCATGCCTTTAATGCGAAGCACCAGTACTGGAGTGTTAAGTGCATTAGAAGTAATTGTAACACTCTTATTAATAGGTCCTACTCTATTCGTGTCATATTTTACTTTGACAGTAGTCGTATCACCTGGCATAATAGGAGCCTTATCACAGTCAGGCACTGTACATCCACATGATCCTTTACAGTTACTAAAAATAAGTGGAGCTGTTCCTGAATTTACAATATTAAAGAACCCATATGGATCAGAACCTTGTAGTATAGTACCATAGTCATACGTTTCACTTTCTACTGAAAGGGCAGGACCATTGTATGTAACTGGGTTTGAAACTACTTGTGAATAGCCTACAAAACTTATACAGGCTAGTGCTGTTAGAATGAAATACTGTTTCATGATGTTTTGTTTTTTATATTGTTTGTTTGATATTTGTTTAATTCCTAGATCTTATCGATGATAATTTCATAATAGTCATTTCTCCAAATAAAACCGTTAACTTTCTTACCCTTCAATTCATCACCAATCATCCCCATATCAGCTTCTATGGTAATATATGGCCCACCGCTTGGGTCTACCATAACTATGTCTTCCTTGTTGTCATTGTACCCAAAGCTTCCATATTCGAAGTTACCTGTCCAATCGATATTACCACGTTCGTTTAGTTTAAACGTATGAATATCACCGTATCGGTTCTTATACTTAATCATATTATTAAGCCGCCATAGACTCCGCAATAAGCATCTTACCGCGGCGGATGCGATTCTTAACGGTCTGCAAGTTTACCTTGTGCTTTGCAGCAATATCTTCATACTTCATGTTGTTAAGAAGACGATCTGCAACAATATCACGGTACATAGGCTTAAGATCGTTAATACACTTAAGAGCCATGCTGTAGCGATTCATCAATGCATTTTCTTCATCGAGGAAGTCTTGCTCGCTACGATATTCTTGATCTTCAATAGCCTGTTGGATAGTAGTATGAACTGAGTCAGAACTAGTGACATCAAATCCATTTTCAGACATGCTTTCGATGCTGTACTTACGATTACGTTCACGAATCCAACCAAGAGATTCATTGAAAGCAATTCGGTACAACCAAGTAGTAATCTGATAGCTTGGGTCATACTGGTCAATCTTAGTCCACATCTTAGTCAAGGTGTTAGACAAGATATCATCTGTTGCTTCGTTGTTTTTAACTACGTTAAAGATGTAGTTACGAAGACCTGGGCGAACGCGGTCGTAAAGAGCTTTGTAATCACGTTCTGAGCGGGTGGCGAGGAAGTTCTCAGCCAATTCACGATAAGAGGGTTGTGGCATATGTTTTACCTTTAAGAGTTATTACATGTAAATATACACAAAAAAACTTAAACCAGAAAATCTGAATGTTAAATTAATGTTAAAAGTCTTTAAAGATGTCTATAGTCTTATCCAGTTCTTGTGGCGTATAGTTCCACTTGTCTGCATTGACGTTGATAATCTTTCTTTCTGGATCTGATTTGTATTTATCATCCGGAATTCCTATAACAGAATAGTAATCTGACTCGCTTTTAGGCCAAGTCATCATTGGCCAATATGACATAGTACACATTGCATTGTGGTCCACTTCAATTTGGCTAACTACCTTTGCATTCTTAGGCAGCATTTGCTTCTCATCTAGATAAGCAATAGATTCGTCATGGACACCCTCTACAAATCTAATATTGCCCTTTAGGGCAGATATGGCGTCTTGTGCTGTTTTAGGATCCCATGCAAAATTACCTAGATGATAAACAAGATCTCCTTCTGAGACTACACGATTCCAATTACGAATAATCGTATTGTTCATTTCATTAACATCTTGAAATGGTCTCTTAAACTTCTTAATAGCGTTAGGTCTCCCTAGCTGTAAGTTAGAGGTTACAAATATCTTCATGTATTAATCTTTTAAGCATCTTACAGACATACCATTGCCCTTATTGTTTGCAGTCTGCCACGCTTCATTATATCTACCAATACCCGTATTGTTTCTAGAAATATTTCTATACCATATATTGTTTCTTTCACTAGCAAATCTATTTCTATGAGGAGTAGATGTCCAAATGTATGATTTATATCCAAAATCTTTATGAAAGCCGTCAGACTCAACTATTAAACCAGAAAGAGTTGCTTCAAATCCAGTATCTCCTCCCTTTGTTAGCCTGATGCCTAGATTTTCATCTGATTCTCTTTTTCCCTTTCTAATCATATGAAATTCTTCTAAGCCTAAATATCTTTCAAATTTTTTAAAGTCATCATCAGTTGGAACATGAAAACCCGTAGGACATATATCATCATGTTGCTGTATTGCGTATGCATTAAATAATAGACCATATGGTTCCCTTAAATCTACTCGATCATAACCTCCTGGATATGCACATGCAGGTTGTTCATTATCAGAATATGACATCCACTCTTCAGCTGATGTAGCTATTGGAATAGAAACCGTTACATTAGGATTTTCAGCATTCGGATCAGGCGGTAATAGATTTTGTTCTATATTTGAACCAAACCAACATTGATCGCCTATTTCAATTAGGTCATAAGTAATTCCCATGTATAACATAGAATTAATTCCAAGACATGGACTAGGACCTACTGCACCGTCACAGATTCCGTCACCGTCTGAATCTGATTCGCACGTACCGCCGCACACTCCTAGAGCATCTATATATTCACATGGAACATCTAAGGACCCTCCTGGACTATAATTACATGCATTAACATCCGACAAACATCCGCCGTCATGTCCTACTATTTCATAACCCCGTTCTATAATTCTATATCTATTTGTACCTGTATCGAAGAAATTAGCCCTGACTTTATCTGCTTGACCTTGTGTAAAATGCATTTGACCGCATCTTCTAGTATAGTCCATAATATTAGACGGATTATGTGGTATTCCAAAACTTAGACAATGATCGCCAGGGTCGGTAGAGTAACAATCATGATAATCGCTTTTTGTAGGTGGAGTATCGCATACTCTATCTCCGGTTGTTGAGCAATCTCCTTCTGCGTAATTTGTATACGCAGCACTACATGATGAAAAACTCCAATTATGCCCTAAGCTAAAAAAATGTGCAACCTCATGTGCTGGTATATCAGTATAATCCACCGGATCTGGATTAATAAATGCCGCCTCATAAAAACCGTTCCACGTATTTGGTCCGAAAAATAGATGTTGCCCTGTCCAAATGTGTCCAGATATATCATCTTCAGTAGCTGACATTGGAAAGTTTGCTCCTGCATTTCTTAATCCACAGCATATAGGTCCATAAACAAATATGTTTAAATAGTCATAAGGCTTATAAGCAAATGTATTTAGCATAGTGACGCTATTATAATTAACATCTTCTGTAAAAGCCTGTATTTGTGGATTTTCTGGCCAAGGCGAAGTATATGGAATAATAGAGTCAAGATCTAAATAACTACCCCATGCATAATTAGGAGGATCGTCTGGTGTTGGTCTATAGTAAAATGGATCCATAACATCTAAACTATCTTCAAGCGTAAATTCACGTATCCAATCGTGTGGATTTCCGTCCATATCTACATTTCCAGGTATAAGTATAGCATTAAAATCAGCACCCTGATTTCCATAGTCAATTTCAGTTTCATATGTAGTAGACTCCCATAATCCTGTAGAATATCTTTCGTTAATGTTGTCTAAAATTCCTAAAGCCCATTCTTCTGTTTTTGTATAGTTTCCGTACTGGTCATACCATAAAGATTCTGGAGCTCCTTCTGTAAGTACAAAATTAAAAATTACTGGTATATAAACCTGTTGATTAACCGATCCACTTTTTGTGACAAGGCCCTTAGATCTATTTCTTAAATTTTGAAGTGCTCTTTGCTCCCCTTGAATTATAGCCTGCTTTTCAGCTTCAGATATGCCCGAATCATGTATAGGATCTATTGAACCACACTCTCCTAAATCTTCTTGAGAATAAGAAAATGAAAATATAGTTAATAGTAATCCAGTGATTAAATATCTCATTATTAGTCTTTCAAACATCTTACTGACATTCCATTACCCTTATTGTTCGCAGTCTGCCATGCTTCGTTGTATCTACCAACGCCAGAAAGGTTTTTGTAAATAGCCCTAAACCATGCATTATTTCTTTCGCTTTCAAATACATTGTTATATTCAGTAGACGTCCAGAAATATGCTGCTTTTTGTAAATCTCTCTGAGAGCCATCTGATTCTACTAATAGACCGGCATATTTAGAATCAAATCCAGAATTTCCACCGTCTCCTAGCTTAGCGCCAACGTTACTAGGAGATGAACCATAGCCCTCTCTAGTAACAAGATTTTCTTCTAGGCCAAGATATCTTTCAAGTTCCATCCATTCTTTATCAGTAGGAACGTGATAGCCAGTAGGACAAAGCCCTCGCGAATCGTTTACTGCATACCAATTATACAAGAAGCCATAAGTCGCTGTATTTGTTACGTTATCATGATCGACATATCCCATTACAGGAACCGCATTGCCGGATTGAATCATCCAGTCTTCAGGTGTGTCTATTTTTTGTATAAAAGACCCGTCGTTAAATCTATTTGTTGCTAAATTAGAATTGAACCAACATTGATTACCGAGCTCAATTAAACTATAATCTAATCCATTGTAAGAAACAGTTGATATTCCTGCGCATGCATTAGCTTGTTCATTATCACATATGCCATCACCGTCTAGATCTGCTAGACACGGTCCTCCACATACTCCAAGCGCGTCTAACTGATTTCCATTACAATCACAGTCTCCTTCTGGAATATCTGCGCATCCACATTCATAAATAGCTCCTGGGCCGTTACATACATTACATGCATCTAAAGTACCAACACATGGATCATCAGGATCGCATATTCCATCATTATCTAAATCAGGAATACCAATACAAGGATCTATACTGTCACATATGCCATCATTATCAACATCTTCACCAGTAAGACATGTATCAACGTCATCACATATGCCATCAGAGTCAACGTCTGCTGCGCAAGTACCTCCACAGACCCCTAGCGCATCATTATCAAGACATGACCCGTCATCTGTTAGTGCGTTAGCATCATAGTTACACTTTGTAGGATCTGTACATCCAGAAGTTGTTCCATAAAGAAATTGGCCATGTCCTATTTCATCTTGTCTAAATGTTTCTGCCTGTACGTGCATTCTTTCTATTTGCCCATCTGTAAATTTTTGGTGAGAACAGCCAGCATATGACATAAAGTTTTCTGGATCTTCTAGCGGGTTATTACATAAATTCACACATAAAAAAGATCTAATAGTAGGTCCAGTGTCACATACACGGTCTCCCTGTGTTTCACAGTCTGTTTCATTAATAGTAGCACAAATGGCTTCGTCGTATTGGTCAAAAGTATGTCTAAGTCCTAAATAATGACCAACCTCATGAGTTGCTGTTTGGCCCCATCCACTTGAGAGCGGGTTTATAAATAAACCATAGCTACTTGGCGGATATTTAGCCCAGCCCCCATAAACGCCACCATTTGATTCTTGCTGTACTGCCAAAAAGAATATGTTTAAATAGAAATCTCTTTCGTATCCAAAAAAACTTGACATTTGATCATCGCAATTTGCTGTAACATAATTATATGTTTTAAATATGCAATTAGAAAACTCTGGATAGTCTTGCAGGTTATATTCTCTAAAACCATCCATGGGATTACCGTTTATGTCCTTGTCAGCTAAAACAAATGTAAATCCTGCATCGCTTTGTGCATCGACTTGTGATGAAGAATTTAAACCAGACGCGTAGTAGTTATTTAATTCAGACATCATAGAATTAACAGCTGCTTCAGAAGGCCAATCACCATAACCGGGATATGCATAGTTACCAGAATGTAAAACATTAATTACTACTGGTATTATTTTAGCATCGTTGTAAGCTCGGCTAGATCTTTTGAGAGCTAAATTATTTCTATATAAAGCTTCATCTACTTCGATCTGGGTAGGCGTTCTATCATCTAAAACGCCACATGGGACGGTGGTCTGAGACATTAAACTACCACATAAAAGGATCGTTATAATCGAAAGTAAAAACCTCATTTAATTTATATCTAATTAATTAGAAACGTTTATTGTTCCTATCATACTTGAGTGTATTTCACACTCGTAATACATTGTACTAGGTGCATTTGAAGGAACTGTAAATGTAATTACGCCCGTTCCAGTTGAGCTATTATAACCGCTAGCATTTACCCCTGATGTGTATTCTATGTATCCACCTCCGTATCCCGTGTTAAGTGTAGAAAATCTAAATGGATGGCCAGGTGCAGATATGTTAAAGGTATACGTTTGTCCTCTAGTTAGTGATATAGTCGGGCTACCACCAACTCCGTTCATAACATACTTTCCAGATTGATAAGTAACTGAAAATGTATTGCTTCCTGTAGTCGTTCCGTTAGACACGTCAGTACAGTTTAGTGTACCGCCTGCATTTTGGAATCCAGATGGAATCTGTATTGATGCGGTATAAGTAGTGTTTCCCGCTTGAATCGTTGAAGGTGAAACGCTTAGTATAGTTCCTTGAGAAACAGACGCAAAGTTAGCAGAAGGCTGTCCTACTTGATCCGTAGTAGTTGCTGGCATATTAAATCCTGCATTAGAACATGAAAATACTGGATCTTGTACTGTAGTTGTACCGTTAGATGCGTCGCTACAATTTAATGTACCGCCTGCATTTTGGAATCCAGATGGAATTCGTATTGATGCGGTATAAGTAGTGTTTCCTGCTTGAATCGTTGAAGGTGAAACGCTTATTATAGTTCCCTGAGAAACAGACGCAAAGTTAGCAGAAGGCTGTCCTACTTGATCTGTAGTAGTTGCTGGCATATTAAATACTGCGTTAGAACATGAAAATACTGGATCTGTACCTCCACTTGAACCAGATGATCCGCTACTTCCTGAAGAGCCAGATGATCCGCTACTTCCTGAATAGCCTGAAGAACTACCGCTTCCGACATTAAAATTACTATTAGTACTTGTTTCAACTTCTGTTTCTTTATCTATTAGACATCTAACACTTAATCCATGCTTCATGGTCTTAGCAGTTGACCAACTATCAGAATATCTTGCAATACCAGTAGAGTTATCATCAACCGCTCTATGTATAGCTGTTCCTTTTCTAGAAGCTCTTCTGTCATTTGATGGGGTAGAAGTCCAGAAGTATCCTCCTTCTTCTCCTTCTTTAAATAGACCAGAACGTCCTACTCTTAGGCCACCTGGTTCTAAGTTAAACGAAGTAAGTCCACCTGGCTTAACACGAGAACCTATTAATTCTTCGGTTCCTCTAAATGACATACGAATTACCTCATTTTCACTCATGCCTAGAATTCTTTCAAGATCCTTCCAATCGTCATCTGAAGGAACATGCCATCCATCTGGACATAATTTTCCAGTTTCTACAGCGTACCAGTTGTATAGCCATCCGTAGTCTTCAAAATTAGAACTTAGGTTTTCATATGCCGCCCTAGCTGGCGTTTCTAGGCCAGTCCAAGAAGAAGCAACTTGTACCTCTGGTATAAATTCACCATCTCTAAATAACTGGGTTCTTAGATTTTCTGCAAACCAACATTGAGAACCTAGATTTACAACGTCATATTCGTGTCCATTATAATTAACTGAAGTTATATCACCACATCCCTCTTGATATGTAGATTCTATAAAGTCACATATCGCATTATCGTTTTCATCTGATTCACAATCTCCACCACAGATACCTAATGCATCTACTGTATTACCATCACAGTCGCAATAACCTTGTTCAATATTAGTAAAGAACTCTGATAATTCTGCACAATCTCCACATGCGTCAGCGATGAAGACGTCGTTGTCTCTTAGAATATCTAGTTCAAATCCTTCTGAATCAACAGGCTCTTCTTGAAGTGCTAAGTTAAAGTTACATGGTGTATTCCAAGATAGACACTGTACACGTTGAGATTGGTCCGAAAACTCACTAGGTGGACTACTAAAATACCATCCAGAAAAACCAAAATCTTCATCAATAATGTCCCTAGTATTTTTACCCAATACTGTACGCGTTTGTCCCTGAGAAGTTACAAAAGTTTCAGTACCTTCTTCGTACGTGAATACACCACCAAATGGAAGATGTGAAGGGCTTCCCTGAACAGTAACTTCATTTGCCTGTCCTGGGTTATATGTTAAACCTGCGTTATATCCCCATTTTAAAGTATCAGCAAACGTACACTTTCTACTGTGTAGAGTTCCCTGATTTAGGTTTATATCTGGAACTGAGGTTCCACCAGTAACACATCTTGTTCTTAGTCCCATAAATGCAGACTCTGCTATAGCCTGTTCATCGTTTGATAGGTAATGACCATCAACTCCATCTGATAGCTTAGGAGCCTGAGCCCATGTGTTAGCTGCTGATCCACTGAAGCTAGAATTTCTCCAGTAAGTACGCCAGTCAGTAGAATCCGTAGGAGTTGCGCCTACGTTATTAGAATATGGCATATAGTTTTGTCCCTCTGGAACATTAAACATGTTTATGTCATCTCTATTAATTGGAGTTTGATTATTAGTTCTCCATCCAAATCTATCACCAGAAACACCACGGTCATTATACATTACATAAGTAAAGTCATATGAAGAAGGACCTGGAAGACCTTCGTATTGTACATAACTAGGATTGTAATAGTAATCTGGGTTATATGTTAGCTCTCTTGGAAATCCTGACCACTCCCATCCATCATATACAAACAGTCTCTTTTGAACCCTTCCAATTCTCTGTAGTTCACCATAAGTAAATTCGTCAACATATTCAAGCGGCCTTAAAACTTTTTCATTAAATAGACCGTTTAATACATCAGGGTCTTTATAATGATGGTAAACAGAATCCCAATATACTGGAGAATTAGTTGAAATCCTCTGTATAGGTGTTTCTTCATTAGCTATTTTACCAGGATGGAATAACCATAGTTCTTTTCTGTGGTCTTTATATGAGTCTGAAATCCACATTGCATCTGTAAAGTCATATCCTTTGCGTAGAGGATATCCAGCATACTCATCGTGTGCTTTTCTAAAGTACTTTTCATTATACATGTAATGCGGATCTGTAGATACATTAGTATACGAAGTATCTGGTGCTGGATTTCCAGATGCATCAAGAACGCTAGGGTGTAGTCCCATAAGTCTCCAGTAAGTTGTGTTCTCGAAGGGCTCAAGCCAGCTACCCGTTCCCATAAATCTACACATGCGGGTGGGCGGGTATGGACAATCTCCACATCCTTGAGAAATAGCGTCTTCATAAGTCAAAGGAGGGAATGGAGTACTACACCCACCAAGGTCAGTACGTCGCTTAGACGGTTCCACTCCATAAACAGATACACCAGAGCGTCCTGCCCAATCTAGGGCGGCATCTGGATTTAATCCACCTGTAAAGTTATACTGTTGATGAATGCTATTTAATAATCCAATAGATGAAATGTCATTCGCTGTTTCTTCAGTAAATCCAGGGATATAGAATTGGCTATTATAAGCTACTTGCTTTTCATATCTACCTAACGCATGTGCGTCAATCAGGTAGTTTTCACCAGGATATAGTGAATCTACTTTTGACTGTAACCATGCTTCGTTGCCGGTCCATGGAGAAGACCCATCTGTCATCCACGTTCTATTAGGTATGTTTTCAAAAGACTTAAATGAAGGGTGATTAGCCGCCCTAAACTTAAATCCTAATCCATTTGTAAATTGAGAAATAGCGTCTTCATGGTCAAAGTCATATAACGCGTGTTTAAGGACCTTTGGATCATTAGTACCGTAAATCTCTCTAACTTCATCGTAAAGCTCGTTTACGTCATGTTGAGAAGGGACTCTCCATCCAATTGGGCATATACCTCTATCATCTTGAATCGCAGCGTAATTATACAAGCTACCTCTATCAGAGACGTCATCTCCATTATATCTAGGCCTTGGAGTAACTTGAAGTGGAACAGTTGGGTCATTATCCATCGTTTCAATCCAATCATCGGCCCAATCCCTAGGATGTGAAGTAGAAGAACCGCTTTGTATTGGATCTCCATTAGCAAATTGATTAGTTGCCAAGTCTCTAGCAAACCAACATTGATCTCCAATACTAACCACATCATAAGTTACACCAGCAAAGGTGATAGAATCACCAATGCCTTCACAACTATATCCAATCGTCGTAAATTGATCTCCTATTGTCTCATTACCTGCTATAACTCTGTAATAATATGTTGTACCTGGTGCTAAATCTTCAAAAACACCGACTGTAATAGGAAGTATAGTACCGTGTTTTTGATCAGCTGCTAAAAGTCCCATATTTCTATTTCCTATATGGTTTGCTCTTAAATTTATAACCTCCGTGTTTCCGGGCGTAAAATTAGCATCTGTACTTAACTCGAATCTCATAGAATCTATGTTATAGAATCCAGGGTTATTAATTTGAGCAGTAACGTGAAGCTGTCTTTCATTTCTCTGATAAACATATCCTAACGAAAGATCTGTATTATAATTAGTAGCTCCTAAGTTTTGACATACACCGTCGCCCTGTGCTCCACCGGCCAAACATGAAGCTGCCTGATATGGGTTTGACTGAGACGCAGTGACATTATACTTGAACCAAGGATTTATCTTAATAGAACCATCATCTAAAGTTTCTATAGAACTTGCGGTTATATTAGGATCAAATGGAGTCTTAGCAACAGTAAAATACTGTCCAGTACTTTGAAGCCCACAGAATCCCTGCCAAACACTAGTTCTATCCCTTATTTCATTACGAAGTCTTAAAATTTCTGCACCATCATTATACAAAGGATTGCTTTGGTTATTTCTAACATCATTTAATAAGTTTCGAACAGAATCTGTTCCTGCATTATAATCATCTAAACCAGAGCCAGTACACATTGGATGTAGTCTAGCTAGTATGTCATCTTGATCTTGATAAAAAAGGCTAGATCCATTAAATTCTAGACCTACGTTACACCAAGAGTCTAAAATACCATCATCAAAGAGTAAAGGTAACTTATCTTTATCGTAACAGTTGAAAAAATTATCTGCAAGGTTAGAGTGTTGCTGTTCTTCTGCTTCATTTTCAATACCATTCCAGAAATCAAAACAGTTTAAGCATTGCTTTATACCTCTTAAATATATGGTCCACGGGCCTTCGGTAACATAGTAAGTATCTTCAAGTATCAATGAATCATTCCAATCTACTAAAGAGAAGTCTGATCTTAGTTGTTCTGCATTAAGAGACCAAGAAGCTCTTGGATCTAGAGAGTCTGCACCATACTGTCCGCCATTCCAGTAAGCGTTATACCATGAAAAACTACCCTGGTTTCCTTTTCTTGGATCTTTTAAAAAGTTTTGAGTTCCATACGGGGATTCTTCAGTCGGTCTATTAAATACCTGTTGTAATCCGTTTCCAACATATTCGCTATATAGCTCATTGCCCTCTGATGGAACAATACCCAGATATGGCTCTCTACTAAAAGTACCAGATGCGAAATATGAAGAACTTACTGTAACCGGAGCGTCAAACACCTTATCAAAGGTATATGTAAATGTATTATTAGCCAAATATCCGTCACCTGCAGTAGAAACAGTAGATACTATTTCGTATTCTTTAAACTGGGTTAACTGAAAAACAGGAAGCTTTAAATTAAATTGCTCACCTGCCGGTATAGCACCAAAGTTACTTTGATTAAGTGTTACACTAATATTAGTTCCAGGGACTACAGTATTAACAGACCAATTTGTAATTTTTTGATTTCCTAAGTTTTTAACAATAACCGTAGGATAGTATAGATTATATCCGACTCTCTCTGCTGTAGTCTCAACTGCAAGGTCAGAATATCCTATTTGTTGTAGTTTAGGATTATTAGGGGTGGCAAAATTAGGCCAAAATTCTTCAATAAATGCCCTAAGTCTATCAACCTGTCCTGGCGTAAATTGAGAACCACATGTACCATCCATGTAGTTTCTATAATCAGGAACTCCATTTGCGTATCCAAAATCTTCAGGATCTCCACATCTAAATCCACATCCACAACCCTGTACGTTAGGTGGAGTGTCTGCTACTCCGTCACCATACAAAGAGTCTCGTTCTATCATCAAAGAGTTACAATCGGTATATCCTGTCCATACAGGAAGAAGACCAAATAGACCAGCGGTTGATTTTATAAATCTAGAAACATCACTACCAGATGATCCATATTGCATTCCAAATCTACCTGAAGTAAATAGTCTAGTAACCCATAAAAATCCATAATCTTGAGAATCATCAATAACAGGTGATGTAGGTGCTATACTTCTTACTCCTGCATTTACACATGAACCATCGTTATCGTCAATTTCAGAAGATAAGTATATGTTGAGATATTCGTTTGAAGGCCAAGCCCATTCGTCTTTCATTTGATTCCAAGTAACTGGATATCCTTCTGCTAATGAAGCGTCAATAACTGATTGTTGAATATGTCCCAATGAATCCGGGCTAGTTTGATAAAATCCCGTAAGAGCTCCATATAATTCAAAAGCAAGGCTACCGGACATATCATGTCTTACTATACCGTCAGTTGGATTTCCATTTGGGTCAATAGTAGCAAGCTGAAATTGAATACCCATATCAGTTGAAAACGGGTTATCATCAAATTCTGTTATTGGACCTGATGTGTAAATAGATAAGTCATTTTCCTCTCTTATAGGTGCTGCTACTCTAGCTCTAAATCTTTCAGATAATGCGTCGAGAGCTCCTGTAATTTGATATCTAGAAACGTTACCGAGTCTTAGTGCCTCATCTTCTGTATTTTCAGTTAGGTCAAAGTCAATAGGACCTCCCTTATGCGCAATATGAACAACAACCGGTATTGTCCAAACATCATTAGCTTCAAAAGACCTTCCAGGCAGTCCTCTCTTTGAAGCCTGTTTAACTGCAATTCTATTTGCAACAGTTTCATTTATCTGTGCAAGCTCTGCACTGAAAGGATTAGGCGCTGACTGTCCGTCAATAAATATACCCTGAGAGTATACTGTAGAAAATAGCACGCATGCTATAGCTGTTAAAAAGTATTTTAGTTTCCCCATTATTAAACACGTTTAATTAAATTTATCTGGTTTATATATCAAATGAAAAAGGGCCACTTTCCAGTGGCCCTTTCCTTATTTTCATAGTTGTAATTAGTCAGAAATGTTTATTGTTCCTCTCATACCTGGGTGCAATTCACACTCATAGTACATCACGCTAGGTGCATTTGCAGGAACTGTAAATGTAATTGCACCAGTTCCAGTTGAACTATTATAAGTGCCCTTATTTACGCCAGAAGTATATTCTTCATATCCTCCTTCAGATCCAGGATCAAGTCTAGACAATCTAAATGGATGCCCAGGCGCTGAGATGTTAAACGTATATGTTTCTCCTCTTGTCAAGCTTATAGATGGGCTTTCTTCAGTTCCATTTACGACATATTTTCCATACCTTGCATAAATTGTAAACTCGTTAGCGCCATAAGTAGGATTACTGCCTCTAGTACCTATAGCTATACTTAGTGATGGGTTTTCAATTTCTGCGTCTCTCACACATCTAACACTTAAGCCGTGTTGCTTGGAGTTAGAAGTTCCCCAGCTATCTGAATATCTGTAAATACCATCTGATATAGATTGCGGGGCAATGCCTCTGTGATAAGCATTATTTTTTCTAGAAGAAAATGGGTTGCCGGCATCAGTTGAAGTCCAGTAGTAAGCATGATCGCCAAATTGTCTAAATGAACCATCTGTTGAAAGTCTTATACCTCCTGGAACAGAAGTAAAGAACGTTAAACCTACGTTTTGTCTAAGCATGTCACCAGCGGCTACATCTTCTCCTCTGTTACCCTTTCTAACAATTTGGTCATCAGTTACACCCAATGCATCTTCAAGATCTTTCCAATCAGCATCCGATGGAACTCTCCAACCAACAGGACAAAGATTTCCGGTTTCTACTGCATACCAATTGTAAAGGCGACCATATGCCGTAGCGTATATTTGGTCATTATCATATGTAGAATATGCAGGTGACTCTAAATCTTTCCATACATCATTATCTGTAATTTCAGTTATTGGCTGGTATCCCGTGGTTGAGTTAAATGTAGTTGCATTTAAGTTATCGACAAACCAGCACTGATCTCCAATTCCAGTAACAGTATATGTGTCTCCTAAGTAATCTATTGCTGCCTCGTTACCGCAAGCTGGACTAAATCTAAGCTCATCTACATCACATATTAAGTTGTTATTTAGATCAGATAGACATGTACCTCCACATATACCCAATGCATCTTCTACATTACCTTGACAGTCACAGAATCCTATTGGAATACCTTCTCCATCACAAACGCCACATTCATCTCTAAATATGCATTCAAATGCATCTGGGTTATTTGGATACGCTGCCTGGTCATAGTTACACGCCTCTGGATTTGTACATCCAGAAGTTGCATTTACGTATGGGGTACCTGTAGCAACACAGCGTATAGGCATCATACCGTTGTGATTGAAAAAGAGATAACCTGATTCATCTTCTCCTAGACCAAAGCTGCCGTAGTCATATGTAGTATTATTTGATCCCCATCCTGTATTTTTGAATCTAAGATGTGGTATCTGAAGAGTTGGGAATCTTCCGTCGTTTAGAGGATCAAAGTTTACAGAACCGTCAAATGGATATACGTTAAAGTTTGGCTCTGGTTCATCGGCTTGTTTACCGTCGTTCCATACTGCAACATCTTCGTTAACCCATCTTGACTTAGCCCACCAATTAAGCAAGTCACAGCAAAAAATGTCATCCTGTTGGAACGGATCAATAAAAGATCTAAGAGAAACTCCAGCAGGGAACATTACAAGACCACTATTCACGGCACCTGAAGCTAAACCTATTTTAGCAGTTGCATTAGGATCTAGATAATCCTCTAATTCCTGCCAATCAGCTGCGCTAGGAACTCTAAATCCAACAGGACATATTGCTTCATTTCTTGCTGCGTGATAATTATACAAGTGTCCTTTTTTAACTGCTTCGCTCTCAAATGTTGATTGTGTAATACCTATTTGGTTAAAAACAATCTGTTCATTATTGTAATTAGCATAAACCGTCAAACTATCTAATGGTTCAAAAAAGTCTCTCCTTTCGTCCTGATCCAACTTATCAGGATTGTATGTTGGTGTTAAATATGGAGAAAGTATATAGTCGCCTGGAGTCCCACCTGGAACGTGAATTCCATATGCAGTATATCCATTTTGAACACCTACTGAGGAAACTCCATCATGAACTGTTACATCAGTAAGAAGGTTTCCTTGGTTATCTTCAAGAGTTTTAAGGTCCTCATTAAACCAACACTGATTTCCAACGCTAACGAGATCATAAGTTATGCCATTATACACGATTGTTTCTGAAGGACATTCGCTTGCATTGGTTGCAGTTTGTTTTGGAAATCCATACACTCTTTCACCCCTATCAACAATAAATGCTCTATAATAATATGTAGTATTAGGAGTTAGTCCACCTATAGTTGCATCAAAGTAAGGCTTATATGGGAAATAAGTATCGCTTACAAAGTTATAAGCCCTAGTAGTATCTACAACTATGTTTTGGAAAGCAATATCAGTTGCTAACTCAAAACCAGCTGAGTCTATTCGAGTTAAACCTTGACTTACCGCCCTAGCTCTAAGGTTTAAAGTATGCATAGTTGCTTTAATATCTTCTAGTGTAAGTACGGCTGCGACAAACTCTTCTGGATCGTAACCGTCACACATACCATCACCATTATTATCGTTACAAGTAACTTCACTTATATTTTCTAAACCTGTAACTGTAAACTGCACGCTGTCATAATGCCAGTTAGCAATACATCCTATAGGGGCTCCAATAAGTGGGTTTCCGTCGTTTCCAATACGACTATAGTTGTATACTCCTGGATTCCAGCAAGGCTGATCTCCATATTGTACTTCTACTAGCGTACTGCTAGGGTCATTAGGATCAGATAGTTCCATTCTGGTAAAAGGATATGTATTAGGCGGCTGAACTCCTGTATATCCATATTCTGGTTGATATGAATAGTTAGCATTAAATACTGACTCGCCGTTTACTTTAGCTTCAACTAAACAATCTCCAGTAGTACATGAGCTTCGGTAATCAAAAAGAGTGTCATTATTAAAGTCTCTATAAAATGGCTTACCAGTAAGGCCGAACCCTAGTCCTACTGCTGCTAAATTATCCCAAACCTGAGAACAGTTTGTACCTCCAAATTTTATACATGCTGCCTCGGGATTCAATGCGCCCCACCATCCTCTATAGTACATTGTATAATCTCCCTCTGGTAGATAATATCTAGCTTCAAAACCGCCTCTTAGCAAAGAATCTTGATCTGCGGTTAGACCACCGTCTGCGTTTACTAGAGTAGTATCTTCATATCCTCCTACAAATCCAATTGAATATGGGTTTATAATAACACCCTCTGAATTAATACCATATCCTATAAAATAATTTTCAGAAAGCCTTTTTGTTCTTTTAGAATAAGTAGCGCTATGATATGTCTTTCTTCCATCTAGAACCATAGATTCGTCATAAACTGAGGTAGATGGATCATCTGGTATATTGTTATCCTTTATCCAAAAGTCAAATCCATTATACTTTCCAAAAGTTCCATCCCACTGTACGATTCCATCGTGTACTTTTTCAAAGGCATAATCAAATGTATTATCGTCTGTAAAAGCATCTACAGCTCCGCCTTCTAGAGAAACAGTTGCTCTAAACGTATGTGTACCTTCGTCTTCTATGATAAACTTAGGTAAAACAACTTGTAATTCATCTCCAATTCTAGCTTTACCTAAAACTGAACTAGGAAAGTTATAAGAAGATCCTCCTACTAATTCTATTGTTAGATTCATATCTTCTTCATCAAATCCGCCTTGGTTGTTTATAAAGGCAACTGGACGATAAACGTCGTATTCCAATCTATCGATAGAAAGAGTTACAGAAATATCATGTACGTTTATTCTAGCTGTTCTAGATGTCGCCGCGGTAAGCATTTCCGATCTTATGGTTTCCATTGTAGAAAGTGCCCTCTCCTTCTGTCCAGTTGTAAAATGATTTGCGTACAGGTTATATTCACTTCCGTTCATATAGTTATCTCTAGATCCTCTCCAACCAGCTGGCATAGTATATCCTTGAGCTTCCAAAGATACATTACATCCTGCTTGACCCCCACATGTTCTAAGATCTGGCTGTGTGTCGCAAACTCTGTCGCCGAGTTGTTCACATAATTCTGGATTTCTCCACTGGTACTCAACGCAGTATGGGTCATCTTCTCCTGCACAATCAGTTGTGTTGTAGTATGTAGGTAAAAGGCCTACCCACCAACCTACTGCTTGCGTTAACGGTAGATTATACCTTATAAAACCTCCCTCTGCAAAACCGCCATATACAAATGCGTTAGACTGCATTACTATACTTTCATTCTGCGGTCTTGTTGCCGAAGCTTCGGAATACGGACCATTAATAACGGTATAAGTATTTCCGCAAAGCTGGCCATTACTATCGTTAACTTCTGGAATAATGTATATGTTAAGATAATAGTTTGGATCCCAGTTAAATTCATTTTGGAAAAGTCCAACATCAACACCTCGGGTTCCAACTTGTAATAGTGCATTTTCTGAATTAGAAGAAGCTCCATCAAATGTGATTCCATATTTACTGAACTCTAGTTTTTGAGCATCAGTTAAGAAATCAAGATTATTTACATCATATCTAAGAATTCCATTTGTAGGACGACCCGTAGGATCTACTGTAGCCAATTCAAATCCAATACCCATATCTACTGATTCTGGATTAGCATTTGGATCCCAATTACGAACCCAGGTATTTCTAAATCTAGCATTCAAATTTTGTATAGCGTTTCTAATTTGAGATGTAGAAATATTAGTTGTTCTTTCTTGTTGTTGATATCTAAAGGTCATGTCAACCTCATCAAAATCATGAAGAACATGAACTACAACAGGCACGCTATATTGTGGAATTGATTTTGTACCAGCAGCGATGGCTGCTTTTCTTATATCAGTAGTAGACTTTAACGCGTTTTCATACTTCTGTATACTACCTAAGTTTTTAGGCCTTTGAATAACCTGTGCATCAGCAAATAACCACATTAACATGGCAGCTGAAAGAGCTAAAAGTTGCTTAAGTTTAAACATAGTCTTATTGTTTATTTGATTTTATTATTTATTCTTTACACATCTAACGCTCAATCCATGCTTCTTACTTCCAGAAGTACCCCAGCTGTGATTATATCTAACTATACCATCAGTTGTATTTTGACCTAGTATTGCTCTGTGATACGCGTTATTTTGATACTGTAGCTTAATTGTGTTCCATGGTGTTGAAGTCCAGTAGTATGCTTCTAAGCCGCTTCCTCTAAGTTTACCGTCATCTCCTGTAATTATGCCAGCCGGCTTAGAATTAAACTCAATTGCACCTGTTCTAAGAACCTGACCACATCCGCTTTCTTCACCCCGTATAGAGTTTCTAATTATTTCATTTTCAGGCATGCCCAAAGATCTTTCTAATCCTTCCCAATCATCTTCTGAAGAAACATGCCATCCAGATGGACATAGTCCCTTAGAATCATTTACAGCGTACCAGTTATACAAGTAACCGTAAAGGTCTCTATCTTGTGGACTTAAATCAGATCTAGTATTAACGATCGATAATTCTGCCTCAGAATTAGCTGCCCATGAAGATCCAGCAGCAGATGATGTTATAAACGACCCGTCACTCCATTGATTTGTTCTTAGGTTATCTAAGAACCAACAGTTACCTCCATAACCACCGATTGCGTAATCGACTCCGCGGTAATTTATTGAGTATTCATAGTCACAAAGAGACTCATCTCCGCCAGTTTCTCTAAATACAACGTCGCATATGCCGTCGCCGTCAGCGTCCTGCGGACAAGGTCCACCACATACGCCTACTGCATCTAGTACTTCTCCTTCACAATTGCAGAATCCATCTGGAATTCCTTCTCCTCCGCAAACACCGCATTCATCTAGAAAGCTACATCCAGATTCATTAAATTCTGTACCTGCTGGATTATAGTTGCAATATTTTTTTTGAATTTGACCAGTTCCATTTGGATTATCTACATAAGTAGCATACTTTGTACATACATCTACTACTTGTGGAACGCCATTATCTCCAATTCCGCCTTTCATACATCTAACGCTATATCCGCCGCTATTACCATATCCATTGTAATACCATAGGTTTTCAAAATGCATGTAATTTCCATAATATTCTCCATTTACTGAAGCTCCTAATCCTTCAAAGTCTTTAAATCCATATGCTGAATCTGCAGAAGTCCAGTTACCTAATGGCTGTGAAAGAATAAAAGGATCTTGAGTCCAGAATACGCTGTATCCGCCTTGGTTATTATCACTTACGGTACCGGTCGCTGGATTATTAATCACAGTTGATCCGCCTGCTGCATATCTTCTTCCTGCAAGAACGTCGCTAAATCCAGTAGAGTTGGTTCCTCCTCTTGACTCTATCATTAATTTTGTTCCGGTTTTAATAAGTCCTAAAGCAGTATCAAGCTGCATCCAGTCCGCATTATAAGGAACTCTAAATCCATCAGGACACAATCCGTTAGTCATAGCAGCAGTAACGTTATAAAAATAACCATATCCATTGTCCCATAATTGAGTATTATTTAGTCCATCTACTGCTGCAAATGCAGGAGTACCCCCGTTTCCTAACGCTGTCCACCAATCTAATGCAAGAGTTCCATCTGTTAGAGCTGTTCCTCCTGCGCTAGCAGCTAATCTATCACTTTGTAGGTTCTTTGCAAACCAACACTGATTACCTATAGTAACAAGGGGATAGTCTCTTCCGTTAAAGGTTATAGAAGATGCTCCACCGCATGCGTCAACCGTAGTTCTTTCTGCAATAACGGAACTGTAATAATTTTCGCCTCTATCGCTTATGCGAACTCTACCATAGTACTGTGTATCCTCGGTGAGTCCTGTTATTTCAACAGATATTTCTTTCTTTAAAAGAAAGTACTCTTCATTTACCTGTGAATATGGTACTAACTCAGTAGCTATTAAATTTGTAAATGCAGGATCGGTTGCTAGCTGAAATTCAACATCTAGTAACTGAGAAACCCCTTCCCGATCAACTACGGCACCCATGGTAAGAGATGTTGGCTGTGGATTAGGATCTTTAACAATAGTAATGCTAGGATCTAGTTCGTCTAAATTAAACCCGTCGCAGATACCATCGTTATTAGAATCTACGCAACATGATTCTGAATAGTTATTGTTATTTACTACAGTAAACGGTATTTCTACATATTCAGCAGAATATTCATATGGGTTTGATCCTGTTGCTGGATCAAGACCAGAATATTCATCTAAAGTATACAACCTATCTAGTTCTGTTAAAAGATTGCTTAATGCATCTACGGTTAGCTCACATCCAGTACCATCTGTTGCTGGATCGCATCCATATGTTGAGAATATACTAAAAAGACCGCTATTTGAAGTCACTCTATTAGCAGACATTGCAATTGCATAGTTGCCGGGCGGTAGATAGTATCTTGCTGTAACTTTATTATATGGAAGCTTATCTACTGGACCTGAATTTCCTACCCAATAAGTTACATTTGGTGCTATATTTCCAGAAATACCATATTCTTCGGCTAACTGTCCACCATATTCTAGGAATCCTGCAAAAGAAAAGATGTTAGCGTGAATATCTTCTCTATTTGAAAATGCTATGTTATTAAAAACTTTCTTTGTGTCCAATACAAGATCTCCACTATCTGTATTTCTAATAGAATATAGTGGAGCGCCTGATGTACCCCTATATGTTGCTGATATGTTTATGAATCCATCGGAGTACTTTGTTAATGGATATGTCTTTGCGTTATTTTCAATAAATGGTTCTAGAATTCCAGGCGTCGTTATACTTGCAGTTGCAAGTACGTTATAAAATCCATTATTTGGAATTACTAACTCAGGAAATGGGATGTTTAAAGTCGTTCCTGTTAGTATAGGACCTAAATCATTTTCATCAAATGACATAGAAATTCCTAAACTCGTAATCTCTACTGAAACGGTATAGCTTGTTACATCGTTAAATCCAGTATTAGTAACTATAACAGTAGGCTTATAATTATCGTAGCATGTTCTTTCTATACTTATGTCTGTCTTTAAATCGTATACACTTAAAGGATTTAAAACATCACTATTAGTAAGAAGGCTATTTCTAGGTCCTTCTAAGCATGCTTGCATTCTGTCAATCTGACCCTGTGTAAAGTGATCTGGACAGAAATTACTACCCAAAGGATACATGTAGTTTGTAGTTGTACTTTCCCATCCAGCTGGCATCGGATTATTCTGTAAAGTAGCACATGGATCCTCTATGCAATTTCCGTTACATCCCCATGGAATTGGATCAGTATCACAAACGTGGTCTCCGTTTGTTTCACAATATGTTGGATCTTCTTGACCTGCATTATAAGCATCGATTGCGTCATCGCATGTCATATTTCCATACCAAACAGGGTAAAGCATTAAATACTGACCCATTGCCTGTACTAAATCTATATTTAAACCTTTTAAAGAGCCCGTATGTGCGCCATAACCCATTCTATTTGCCTGAATTATAATACCATCCCTTGCTCCTTGAGTATTGCTTTCATTAGGGAATGTAGAATGCCACACAACTCCACATGTAGAGTTATTGTCCATTATTTCAGGAACAACATAAATATTTACATACTTATCAGGATCCCATCCTACCGCTTCCTTAATAGCAATCTCGCTAGCACCCTTATCAGATCCGGTTCCTTCATATCCTAATATATTGATACCTTCTTCCATAAATTTTATAATCTCAGCTTCTTCTAGGCCAATGTTATTAATATTATGTCTTATGATACCGTCAGTAGGTCCTCCTTCTGGGTTTCTTTTAGCAAAAGAAAACTGAACTTGTGAATTAACAGAACGAGACTGTCTTGCGTTTACATCTTCTATGGGATCTTCCCAATAGTTTACCCATGTATTAGCAAATCTTTCATTTAGATTATTAATAGAAGATACAATCTGGTCATACGATATATTAGCACCATATGGTTGCTCTATAACTCTGTCATTAAAATCAATAGGTTCACCTCGGTGAATAATATGAACCACAACAGGTACTCTATCAATTCCTGACTTAAGTATGCCTTTTGATCTGTTATCTGCAATTGTTTTTACCTTTGTATCAACTGACTTCTCAATTGACTGAAGCGTCGGAGAAGTAGCCGGAGGTATAAGCTGTGCGTTAAGTCCTATTGAAAAGACAAACGCAGTTAGTAGTAGTAAAATTCTTTTCATTTTTATGTCTTAGTTTATTTGATTCAGATTACTGTAAATTTAATATTAAATTTATTCCACAATAGGTCCACGAAATTAGTTTCATTAACGCCCCCTCTGGAGTTAAGAATCCTTTTATCTTCTGATGTATCTATCATAAGACATATTACGAAATCGTAGTGTGTTGAATAAATCATTGATTGTCCTATACCACATCTAAGATCGCTTCCCTTATCTCCTACCTTAAACTCTATTGCAATCTTTAGACCGTCCATATCTAATATCATGTCAGGTCTATTCTGCGTACCCATAAATAGTATATGGCTAACTACCGTATTAACGTTACCTTCCCATTTAAGACATCTTTTTACATATCCTTTAGCAACTTCTTTAGTCATGCCTTTTCGGTCTACCAAGCTTTCTGCTAAGGTGTCGACTAAATACGGAAAGATAAACTGCTTTATCTTATCCTCAGACTGCTTTTTGTAATCGATTGTCTTAAAGATATCGTCATGTGTTATCGCTTCGTTTATAAGCGATATGAGATCGATTCTCTTTTGACTCTTACTTTTCTGTTTCATCTTTCACAAGCTCTAGTTCCTCATCTGATACTACATCAACTGACATTTCTTCAATTTTCACGTCAATCTCTTGTAGTTCTTGATGTAGCGAGTGAATCTCAGAGTTCATCTCAGCAAGGACTGCCATTGCATCAGTAACTGTTTCGCCTACGATAGTAAGCATTCTAATAAAACGTCTAGCGTTTTCAACGCCAGTTCCCTCTACATTAAGAAGCGCCTGGTAAAGTCCATTTAGTTCATGGCCTCTAAGTTTAACGCTAACTGCTACAGAATCATCTTTAACAGCAGTTGCATGTTGTGATTTTAATTTGTCATAAAGGGTAACTACGACTGCTGCGTTTGCAGTTTTCCAAGTATAACCTTTGTCAAGATGGCTCATTAGAGTTTTCATCATCTTTTTGTCTTCAAGGTTAATAGAAAATTCATGCTCCGCATGTTGTTTTTGCACCTCGTTAGCCTTTGTTTCTAGCTCTTCACGACGTGACTTTAGCTCTTCTAGTGTTTGCATATTTTAAAATTTTAAAAAAACTGTTTTTCTATATATCATCAAAAATCATCATTCTTAATGCGTAAATCATAGTCTTTAAAGTCCTTAAACTGTTCATCATCAGTTTCCATTCTACGCCAGATTGAATCATTTATATCGTTTCTCTCCTCAAGACGTTTTAGTCTTGTGATACGATCTACGTCTAAATAGATAACCATACATCTTTCCCTGTATTGTTTAGGCAAAATATCTAATCCATCCTTAGACATAATCATAACGTCGCTCTTTTCAAACTCATCAGCAGTCATCCCATAGAACCATCCATTAAATTCCATGTGTTCTAACATCTCACCTGCTTCCAGCATTCTTTCAAATTCAGAACGACTTAAAAAATAATAATCTACCCCCTCAACCTCATTAGGCCTTGGGGGTCTAGTTGTGCAGCTAATTCCTGCAATAAATCCCTTTGATACTAGTCTTTTCTTTAGGTGGTCTTTCCCTGCTGCCCCCTTTCCCACTAAAATTAGCTTCATGGTAAATACTGTAAAATTATAGGACCCATTTTTACTTCTAAGTAACTTTCAGGTCCTCTTGTGTAATAGTTTAGCTCTCCAGAATCAAAGTATTCCCACTTATCGTCTGCTGCTTCAAAAATGTAAATAGGATATGATAAGTATTTATGCATTGTAATCTCAGATCCTTCATAAGATTCTCCTGCATAACTAAAGAAATATACAGGTCCTTGATCTAAGTCATAAAGAACGACGCCGTAAAGAGAATCAAGCCCTGTAGATGATGGAAAAGAAACATTAAAAAAGAATTCACCTAGATATTGTGTACTTTGACTTGGCATATAGTCAAGGTATACATCATCATAAACGAGTGTATTTACTCTGTTATAGACTTTTGAAAAAGTATCTTTAGTAGGCTTAAACTGTCCAAAAAGACTAGTTGATACAAAAAAAGCTAATGCTAGAGATAGGTACTTATACATCATAGTCCATTTCTTCTTCCCAGTTATCCCAGTCATCTGACTGTTTACGTTGCTTTACTTGTTTTTTCAAGCTTAATTTACGCTTGCGTTCAATTGGATCATATTCAAGATCTTTTGACTTACGCCTATTACGCTTCATGATAAATGTAGTTAATATCCTGATTAGTTGTCTTACTTATAGTATGAAAAGGAATGCTTGTTTCACTCATGAGCACGTTTGCTTCTTCTGGTGAAATAGCTTTTTCTTCTAGAAGACGGTTTACTATATCTTTCTTTTTCATCCCTTTATAGTATGTACTGGTTTCTTACTAAGAACATCGCGAGAATACTCTTTATAAATTCTAGTCGATACTTTATCTGCAATTTTCTTAGCGTACTCTAGGTCTCTTAATACTGCCGTATGCTCTTCCACGTAGCATCTAATTCCGAGAAAGTAATGCTTTTCTACAATCTTATAGACCGTAAGATCACCTTCTAGTTGGTATTCAACAACTTCTACTTTATATGATGCACCTAACATCTTTCTTTGATTTATTTGTACGCCTGTCAGGATTCGAACCTGAGACCGTCTGCTTAGAAGGCAGATGCTCTATCCAACTGAGCTACAGGCGCATATTAAAAATTAGTGCGGATGAAAGGACTCGAACCTTCACGTCTTGCGACACTAGTGCCTAAAACTAGCGTGTCTACCAATTCCACCACATCCGCATTCGCTTAACATACACATGTTATACTAGATGCTAACCCTAAAGTTTCAATTTAAGCTAGTTTTTGTGCCGCAGAATCATTTACATCTGCTATAACAATCTTAGCATCTCCACTTTGTAACATCTTAACTAGCTTTCTCATTTGTCTAGCAACTTCTGCATTGTTTTCAGCAGGCGAAGCCTCCGCAGAACCACCTCCGAAGAAAGAACCAACAGAACTCTTAATAGAGTCGGTAAGTCCGCCGAATTGTTCAGCTACTCCTCTGTTACTAGCAGATTGGTCTTTAACCGTTCCTTCAAAATCAGCAATCATATTAGCTAATTCTTCAACGGCTTCTATTAAGTTCTCACCAAGTGCTTCGATTGCAGTCTTACCTCCATTTTGAGAGAGATACGCTAACGCCTTAAACATATTCGTAGTAGAATCCATTGCTTCTACATTTATCTTGTTAGTCGTATCCGCTATTTTATTATATGCCTTAGCAATAGCTTCTAGGTCCTCTATCTGGTCCTTAAAGCTCATCTTAGATAACTCTCTTAGCCTGTCTATTGTAGTAGTTACATTAGGATCTTGTGCTCCTTGTATCGCGGTAGCCTTTATAGCCTTTGCTATTTTAGTTAGGTTGTCTACCATATTTGTAATATCAGCCTCATTCATTGCATTAGCAATCATATCTAGCGGCTGAGATAGCTTAGGTAGACTAGGTGCAATTGCAATAAGGTCTTTAAGAATATCAATAGGACCCTTTGTTTGTTTTCCAGTAAAAAAGTCTAAAACGCCGCTAACTACATTACCTAAGGACTGGAAAACACCCGCTGCAGCCGTACCGGCCATTGCACCTGCAAGTATTAATAGAGAACCTGCTATCGCAACTATACCTCCTGCAAGAGGAAGAAGATTCTCAACACCAACTTCATTTTTAAGTCTAGCGAGAACATCTACAATTCCATTGACCGGTGTTAAAAGAGCATCAGTAAGCATTTGTGAAACTGAAGTTAAATCCGGCAGCTTACTAAAGATCCACGCAACTACCCATATACCAGCGGCAATAACTATCATTCCTACAACACCTAATAGTATAGCAGCCGCTCCAGCACCTGACATTGCAATCGCGCCTATAATAGTTATTGGTACAGCAAATAAGGCCATAGCTACCATAGTCTTTAAAGTCCAATCTATAGGAGGTGCAATAAATGTATCTGGCATTGCGCTAAATATCCATGCAGTGGCCAATATACCAAGTGCTACAACCGCAGTTCCTAATAGACCCATAAACATAGTTTGAATTCCCAAGGTCTTTGTTAATAATGCTATTACTCCAAACCCTACCGAGAATATTACAAGGGCGAGTCCGGTCTTTAATGCCCAATCCGCGGGTGGAGCAACGTATGCTCCTACACTTGCAAGATATTGGAATATGTAAGCGACTCCGACGATTGCTATTGCGACGAGTGCCATTGAAACAACTGCCTTTGCCATGTCAGTAAATGAAACTGACTTTAAAGATCTAGCAAGTAAAGCAAACGCAAACGAGAATGTAAATATAACCAAACCTGATAGGAATGCAAACTTAACCCCTGGTAAATTAGAAGGATCACCTGGGTATAGAGTAAATATATGACCAACTGCGACTATTGCCCCGGCTATTAGTACCATAGAAGCAGCCGCTAGTAAGATTTCTTTTACACCCATACCTTTCATATTCTTTAATAAAAGAGAGAATGCATATGTCGCAGGTATCATAATCGCACCTACTAATAAGAAAGATAGCATTTGCATTGCACTAGGCACTGCGGTTGCTAATAGTATAATGCTTGACATGACTATAGCTCCTGAAATAAGAACTAACGAGCCAGTAGCCATAAGTACTTCTTTCATGCCCATGCCTTTCATATTCTCTATTATCTTAGCAAATGCATAAGATGCTCCTATCATAGCAGTCCCTATCAAAAGCGCAGTTAAAAGCTTTATAGGATGAACCGGAACTACAAGCTGTAATATCAATGAAGAAATAGCTATCGCAGCAGATATTCCTACCATTGCGATTAGAGATCCTGCAACTAATGGTAAAATACCACTAGAATCTACTTTTGACATTGACATTCCATTATAACTAGCCGATGTTTCACCCTTCATTTTACTAAGAACGCCCGCTATCTTTACAAATGCAGGTGCTACGGCCACAAACGTAACCGCTATTAATGCTGCGGTTAACATTTGCATTGGAGTAACTGTCGGTATAAATGAAAATAGAAGGGCAGATGCAACTATCGCAGCAGATATCCCTACTATCATAAATGCAGCGAGTCCTGTTTCCTTAATACTTAATGGCTTAAATCCAGCGCCCTTCGCCATTTCCTTTTCTTTATCCTTAGAACTTTCTTCTATAAGTTTCTTAATATCTCCAAGAATAGTAGTCTGCTTCTTAAGCTCAGTCGCAGTATCGGATTGTATATTCTTTACATCCATCGTAAGTAATTCAATACTAGTAAGCTTTTCATTGTTATCCACAGCGATAGCTTCTAGTCTTGAAATAGGACTAAGTAATAAACCAAATAGTTTTGTATTCATAAGTTAACAGACCCGTAGGATTGTCTATTTTTGATCTATTTATATATCCAAAAAGATAGGGGCATTAACCCCTATCCTTTTAGAACTTAGGAATGTTCATGCTAGGAACCTTTAAATTAGGTACCTTTGGCATTGCAGCTCCCTTGTATGCTTCATTCTGTTCCTCATTCTTCTTATTCTCTTCCTTGATATGTTCAACAAGGTCCTTAACAAGATAGTGGAACTCGTAGTATTCCATTGCCTCCAATTCTGAAGGCTGTATATGTAGTTTAAGATAAATGTAGAACTTTGTCTTAAAGAAGTTCTCCAGAGAAATCTTGAACAATGAAAATAGATTTGATGCCGTCGCGAAAGTTAATGGGAACGGAGGCCTCCTCCCCCTCCACAGCAACATTCATCTCGGGCTGTATTCCGATTTTCATTTTTTCTGCTAATCTATAGATTAGAGAGTATTTAGTGTTATCCCATCCGTTCATTTCGACCTCCATTTCAAAGATCTTTTTCTGATTAAAGCTTCTCCAATCAGAAGTTATAAAAGGAACTACCTGTAGAACGGACTGATCTATATTGATTCCTTTTTCCTGCTTATCTTTAATGTACTTAGTAACCTCTTGCATAATTCCAATACAAGGTGGCTTCATAAATATTTCGCCATACGATCTGGTCTTAATTAAAAATCCTCTTAGCTCAGGATCGTAGTACTTTTCTAATTCATCTGGAATTGTAAAGTACTTAAAATAGTCTCTTTTAATTTCAATGTCGTACTGATTTCCGCTTTTAGCTGTAAAATTAACCTTTAGTGCGTTTTCAGGCTCTGGGAAAGTCAAATCTCTTATAGAAAGGATAATGAAAAACCTATCCTCCTCGCAAATGTCTTTAAATGACGCCCTGCTTTTAGAAGCACTAACATTAACACAGGACTGTACTATAGTGTTAAGCTTATCATCGATATCGATAATGTTATTTTCGTCCATGGTAGAGAACTGTCTAATTTCAGCTACTCGTGCCGCTCTTATTTTTATCTCCATGTCCTTTGGATAGAATCTACCCTTAGATGGCAACTCTTCTAGATTAACTAGATGCCAGCCAAGATGAAGATCTGAGCTTGAAGCCTTTTCTGGTCCAAATTTAGACATATCTACTGAACCTAGACCATTCTGCTTAATGGATTCCTCCATAGCCTCTACATTGGGCTCTACATCAATAGTCTGAGATTCTTTAGCAGCTAGTATGTCCTCTAGCTCTTTTTGATTTTCAGTATCACTCATCGTTACTAGGTTTTAGGTTTTTGATTTTGTCTTTTGTTATGGAACGTTGTTCCGGTGTTCTTCTTTGTATTTCTCTCTGAATAAGGTCTCTTATAAATGCACTTGTAGATATGGGTCGAGTGTCGTTATCTAAAGCATCTGTTAAAATGATTCGATTAACTGTATTGACCTCATCTTCAGTTAGAAGTACTTGAAGTTTTTTTGTTAAGTTGTCTCGTTTAGACATAATATATTGTTATTATAATATGTTTTCTTGGCAAAGTAAAGGAGAGGAACTTAATCCTCTCCTAAAAGTATAAATTAAATTATAATTAAGTTAATTCTTCTGAGAATACGTCTGATCTCCAAGTAATTTCTAGAGTTGCTGGCTCAGGTGAGCTGTAATCTAGTGAACCTGTAAATCCAATACCTGAAGTAATAAAGCAATCTTCAAGAGTAACCTTTCTGTATACGTCACCTTCTCTGTTAAACTGCTGAACCACAATTGTGCCGACATAGTCCTTTTTAAGGCCCATTTCACCAGTCTCTGGGTTGTACTGAGATCTGTACCATTGTCTCAATGTTTTGTAAACATAAGCCTGGTTAGAGTCGTTTAGGTTCAGAGAAAAGTTGACAGTTACGTCAATTGCTGTTCCGTCGGGCATACCAGCATAAGATCTTGTAGAGAACTTATACTTTTGTTCAACCGCAGCTACCTCTCTGTGTAGAGATTCTAAACCTGAGATAGTATTTACATGCTGCAGAAGAAGATCTGTCCCCTGTACGCCGTCAGGTGGCAATATAGTAACCTCAAATAGATTCCCCTGTACCGGTTCGAATTGTCTATTCTTCTTACTTGTTTGATCCTCGCTATAATGTGGTAAAGCCATTTTATGTTGATTTTATTTTATATATCCGATTATGAGAAGTTAGCTGTTGCGATCTCACCGGTGTTTAGAACAGTTACCCTAGAAACTAGGATCTCAAGTCCTTTAACTGGCTCAACATAAGTATCTAAGATACCGATATTCGCGTCAATCACTTCATTTGTGTTGTTTGTAGTGTCCATGATATTTCTGTAGTCATAAACACCACCGTCCTTCTTAACTGACTCCATAAACGCGTCAGCAAGAGTCTTGATTTCAAGTCTAGTCTGAGCAGTATTGAACTCAAATAAGTAGTTCTGTAGGATTGCAGCAAGACCATCCTCAATGTAAATAAGAGCTTCTCTAACGTGAGCTGAAGAAAGAGCAGAAGTTACTCTCTGCTGACCAGTCTTGTTACCCTTAATTACCAAACCAACACCTCTTTCGAATACAATCGGGTTGATACCGAATGGCTCAACTACGTCTCTATCTAGCTTATCGAAAGCATACTCAAGACCCTGTACATTTGTACCTGATACAACTCCTCTTCTTGGTCCTGCAATAATAGACCATGGAAGTGCGATTGAGTACTTATCGATATAGTTATTAGATACGTAAGCAGCTGGCGGTATAGTCAATGGCTTTCCGTTTTCAATAATAGTTAGACCAGGACCGTAGTAGAATCCAAAATTTGCTCCTTCTAATACACTTGGAAGGGTATACAATCTAGTTGGGTTCTTATCTAAGTTACCTCCATCTTCAATGTAAGCCGCCTGGAACACATCTTCATTATCTACAAAGTATGGGTTAGTGCACTTTCTCAATTCCTCAACCATAGGAGCATTTAGAATCGCAGAAGCATTCTGTCTTTCTTGTGCAAGTTGAGTGAACTGCGCCTTGTTTAAAATTTCACCATTTTCTAAAGAACCAAAAGTATCGACTATGTATCTGAAGGTGATATTGTCCTTATCTACAAGGGCATTAGCAAATCCTTGACCAGAGCCAGGTACTAGAGTACCTAAGATATCTTTAATATTCTTCTTGTTTATGTATGCGCCATCTAGAGGGAAGGTCTTGTATGATACTGTAGCGTCATCAAACGACTTTAGTGCGAATGTTGGCTCTTCTTCTAGGTGTCTGTGTCCAGTAATAGTAATCTTGTGGATATCATTACCGTTTTCAGTGCTTAGCTCTTTAGAAATTTGTAATATTCTAGATAGTCCTGTAGAGTTTGATAGGCTAGACATATACATACCTACCTTTATTGCTGCAAACGCAGGCTCAGGATCTCCAGCTGGAACACTTTTAGTATAGCTAATAATACCGCCGCCTACGGATTCGTAAGTCCAGTCGGTTGAAAACTCAATACCTCTAGAGTTTAGAGCAATTGTAAAAAGATCTAAGCTATCAGAGTTTGTTGTAAATACGCTTAAGCTTGTTAGATCGTCAGTAGTATATCCGTTAATTGTGGCTGCTTGAGTAGCTGAAAGACCTCTATCTAATACAAGAGTAAGTGTATCATTGGCCCCGGCAGCAATATTAGCGCTTACAACTCCAAATAGAGAGCCTTCTACCTCTACAAAAGCGTCAACTGCACCTGCGCTACCAATAGAAGCTTGACCAGTTTGAATAACATCAACAACTATTGTATCATTAGCTATTGTAGTAGTTGAAACTGCAATAGTAGTAGAAACGTCAGCTGGCCAGCTAATAGCACTACCCGCAACTTCGTTAGCATATGTAGAAGCAATACTTAGGCCGCTACTTGCAGTAGTAACTGTAGTAATGTTATTTGCGTGAGTAACATCTGCTATTTTTAGGTATTCGCCAGCTGATGTAGCTGCTAAGAACTTAGTTGCATCTACTGCTGCTGTAAAGTTTCCGCCGTAAATGTAAAGTTCGTCTCCGTCATCGTTAATTCTAACTAAACCGTCAGTTATAGCTGCAGCTGTTATTGCAGGAGAGCCTGAATCTAGAGTAACCTCTTGCTTAACGATGTGTGATAAAACTTCGTAGTCTTGGTAGATATCATAAGTATCTCCTACAAGATCCATTGTCTCTAAAGCATCTTCGTTAATTGCACAGAAAAGACCAGTTCTTCTTGTTTCTATGTTTACCAAAGACTCGATATACATCTGTCTTCCTTCAAGGTCAATAAAGTCAGGGATCAAAGAACCAGTATAAGTTGCAAGAACTGTAACTTCTCTTCTAGCCGCAAAATCGTTAATTTTGTCTTTCTTAAGACCGTCTTCATCGAAGAACTCACCGTAAATAGGATCGTTACTCAATGCAGCAGCATCAAACTTTCCCTTAAATACAATGACATCAACCATGTACTCGGAAATAAAGTCCATTGGATTTATACCCTCAGGAACATTATCTGCACCATACCATTCTCTGGCAACGACGTCAAATCCTCTTACATCTCTAGCTTGTCTTACTATAACTGTAATAGGGTCTTGCTTAATATTAACAAAGTTTAGTACTCTATTAGCCATTTCAGTCTCTATTTCAGAAGTACTGAAACCTAATCCTTCGTAATTATCGCTGACGACCTTTAGTAATTTAGCGTCGGTTGGCTTCCAGAATCTTTCGGTATCGAAAAAGTCTGAAAAATCACTAACACCGGCAACTGAATTTGTACCTTCGACAGATCCATTAGTTACTAATGATACGAATGGAGCATCGTCTGGTCGAATAGCTACTTCTTCTTTTTTATACAGGTTTACCGCTAGAATAGGACCTCTTGAAAGCGCTTCTAGTGCAGATCTGTGGAAATAGATACCTCTTCTTTCAAGGCTTCTATCTATGTTTCCAAAAGCATCGATAAACTGCTCTGTATTCTCAATAAAAACTGGCGTGTTGTATGGTCCTTTTGTTGAGTGACCAACAACAAGTCTTATGGTCTCCTGAGGAACATTTACTGTCTGTGATTTGTCAAACTCTAGTCTGTAAACACCAGAGCTCTTAAACTGTTGTAGTTCGGGACTTATTGCCATATCTTCAAATTTGTTTTTTTCTCTTTTTCTATATATCTATTCCACTAAGATTTTTTTACTTTAGCAGGTCGTAAATATCATATTGAAGGTCTCCTTGATCAGATGTGTCCTTATAAAGAACAGATTCCATCTTGCTATGTATCTGTGGATCTATGAAATCTAGTAGTTCTTCTATAAAATCAGCGTAATCTGTTGTATTAAAAAATTCAGTTGCAGTTATAACTGTCATTATAATATCATCATTGCCCATTTGTGCGCCGTAGCTCCCATTATTAAGGGTTCCAAATAGACTTGCCTCTCTTACAGTTTCTTCATCTGTTATGTTTACCTTATTATTTTTGTATAGTTTAGCAAAGTTCTGGCAGAAAATAGCCTTATTATCAGCCTTTAGTTTAATACCTGGCTTTAAAGACTTAGCATCGTGCCTGTGTTTAAATCTTACAACCATTTCGTCATCAAAATCATTTCTTTGAGGAAAAATAGTTCTAAGATAGTTTAGAAGAACTGTACCATATGTATTGTACTCTATAACCATCTTTACATTTTCTGCATAAAATACGTCAACTGCTAACACATATAATATTTTTGCAAAATCTTCTATAACATGTTCGTTAGATCTAAATCTAGCAATTTGTTCAAGTTTAAAAAAGTCGTACATTGCACCTGGATTGGCCACTAGTTCAATTTCCTTTTCGTTCATAGGGTCTACGGAAAATATATTGATAACTGAATAGTCACCTCCATTACCTTCTGCAATATCTACTGAAAACAGCCAAAACTTTTCATCATTTCTGGCTGTATCTAAATCAAAATTAGGATTCCACTCTAAAAATCCTTTAGTTTCCATTTTAACATAGTCAAATTCATCTAGGTCATGCCAAACGTATTTAGTCATTCTTTTTCTCATAACCTTCATATCAGCAGGATCTAGAAGTAGATTAGAAGAACTTACAAACTCATTACCATATTGTCTATTAAAAGCCTCTATAGAACCAAGATTACTTAATTCCTGCTGGTACCAAGCTTCATCTCTATCTGGATGCTGCCACCAGTCAATTCGCTGTGCATTATATTCATTGTCGCCTCTTTCTGCTGCTGAGTATATCTGATAGAACTTATTAAATCCGTTAGGAGTAGAAGTAATATTAATCCTTGAAACTTTAGAAGCCGAAAGCGTTGGATAAACGTTTTCGTAGAATGAATCAACGATAGTAGGATGAATGTGTGCAAACTCGTCTAGATACAGGTTATGAATTGTAAAACCAATACCAGATTTTGCAGTGGTTGACTGTCCAACTAATCGACAGCCATTATCTGCCTTAACATTCATAACATCATATTTAATAATGCCAGGTTTCATAAAGAAAGGTAAGTTTTCAATAACAACCTTTGCCTTATCAATGATTTCTTTTGTTGATTCTGATTTGTTTGCAAGCAATAGTGTTGTCTTATCGTAGTTAAACGTTAAGTACCATGCGTTAAAGATAGATGCCGTAACCGTCTTACCCATCTGTCTTGAAGCTAAGACTATATTAAACCTCTCTTCCTGGAAGTTTTTAAGCATTTCCTTCTGGTATTGGCGAAGTTTTACCTTTCTAATACCCTCATCGGTCATAACTACCGCATACTTTTCTGCAAAATAGTTTATGTCTTTAGCGCATCTGGCCAATTCCATAATCTCTTCATCCGTATATTCGAATACTATATTGCCCTTACGGAGAAATTGCTTTCCCTCGTAAAAAGGCAGTTTAATTTTAGGTCTGTATCCCTGATCTAGCGCAAGAACAAGGTCATTGACGTTTTTTGTCGACCATATAATTCTTTCCGCTTCAGTATCTGACTCGCCTTTCGGAATCCATTTATTATCACCAATGTATTCGCTCATTCGTCAACGTCTATGTCTTCTATTTCGTCTGATATGTTTATACCTTGTTGTATCTTTGCCATAAGGTCTTTTGTACCTCTAACTACATTACCATCTGACACGTCGCCTCCGGCTTCCTCAATCTCTTTTTGATCTCTTCTCTTATTGTATATTTCTTGGTCTCTAGCTATCCTCTTGTTTGACTCTTCAGCAGCCATAAGATACATGGTCTGTGATTTAATAATGTCAAGCATTGATTTCTGTAATGTTGCCAAGACTTCAAACATTCTAGGAGCTAATTCACCACCGTCTATTGTTTCTAAAAGTGTAGTTAGTGCGCGTTCACCGGCCTTAAGCTGGTAGATTAGAGACGCCATGGTCATCTCATCCATTTTCTTTTTAGCCTGAATGTACTCGTCATTTTCTATGATATCTGCATCCAAATAGAACTTCATAAGCGAAGATATTGTCTTCTTCGCCTGCTTCATAGACTTATCCTTTAACTCAGTATAAGACACACTAGGCTGTGTGCTCTGCCTGAGAACAGGTAAATCCGGATCAGTATCAACTTGAATCTGATCTTCATCTCCAATAAGTTTATCAAGCTCCCGTCTTATGTCATTTGTTTGTTCAGAAATACTCTTCTTTTCCTCGCTCATGATATAGTTGTTTTACAATCTATATATCATCATCTCGAAGCACCATACTTTCTCAACATTAGGCTTGGGATAGCGTTATCAATCAAAATGCTAAGATCTGAGTCCCTTACAACATACTGCTGAAGCACATTTGCATGTTGCTCTTCTTCAATAGTTTTAGTAAAGACTCTTATGTTGGTCATGTGCATATATCCAGATCTTAGTGAGTATTGCGTATTAGTATTCCACTCGGTTTCAGCCGCTATAGTGTTTACACTAGAAAAAACTTTGTCCAGTCTATTCGATGCGGCCTGCGGTAAGCCTGTGTTAGAACTTCCATCTAGCTTATAGATGTAGACTCCAATTTCACTGAATGTGTTACTAACGTTAATAACATATGCAAACCAATCCTCGTCAGTAGCGTTAAAAAACGGGTTTTCTGCGTTATCAATCGCTAAAAGATCTAGGTTAAAGACTTGTGAATTAATAGTCAGAACCATCTCGGTTCTAGAGGTAGAAAGAGATATGCCAGATCCATTATTATAGCCATGGAATAAATCTTGTTGCGTAGAAGCAAATGTTGTATTTAAAGTAGGTCTAAACCATCCAATATAAGATGCGTTAGCATCTGAGTTTAAGCTAGACTTAAGATTGTAAATTACAGCGTCTTCTCCTGGATTAGAAATACTTGTAAAGTCATAATAGTTTCTAGATATAACCGTCCATCTATTTCTTAGGTCAACGTCTTTTATAGTAAGTTCTTGGTGAATAGCCTCTCTGATCCCGTCTTGTACTATATGAAATACTGTCTGATACTGATCCGGCTTTGTAACCTTATCGTATTCTTGCTGAATCTCTTCTCCGAAGATTTCATCGACCCCAGTTACGAGATCGTCAACTGACTGTTCGACGGCAGTATCGGTATGTACACTAGACGTTCTATCCTCATACTTACGAAGCTTAACTCTCCAATAAGTCATGGTTAAATTAAACTCATCAGCAAAAGATACAGAGCTTACCTCATACATCTTATTGTTAAGCGGGAAATACAGATAGTCCCTCATGCTAGGTTGAGTACCTATACCAAACGTGTTATTAAACTCTGTTCCGGTAATATGAACTTCAAACTCTTCAAAACCCATTCCAAATATGTCAAAGTTAAACTCTTGAGTCGGGAATTGATTATCTGGAACCATAATCTTTAAAGTACCTTCCTCTACTACATTGTAGAGCGAGTATTCCATAAGGATTACATCCTTAGATCTTTCATCAGGTTCAACTCTAAAATACTGAACTTCATGGCCCCAGATAGAAGTCGATACGTCTGTTATCTGCTTGTATAGATTTATAGGTCTTTTTAAAGCATAAGGATCAAATGTATTATCCTCTTCACATGTAACTAATACGTTTTCACATCCTACAAATGCCCATGGGTCATCACATTCTCCACAGAACTGAGGGCATGCCTCAATAACTCCAGATTCTGTTTCGATTTCATAGGTAATACTGATTATACTTAAAGAGTTACCAATTCCTAAAAGATCTACTGTTGCCCTAACATCAACCCAAAGCTTTAGACTTGGATTAAACGTAAGCGCAAGCAAATCACCTGGGTCTGAGTTTAGCGTTAAAGGCTTAAACTCGGACATTTCACCTGAAGTAGCTCCGTTACCCTGAGACCATCTGTACTCGTAAACAAACGCATTATTTTGATTTACTGGCTTATAAAAAGATAGGCCATCAAGAGTAAACGTAGCTGGAGAAGTAATAGTAAACGTATTTCCGTCTACTATTTGGTCAACCGTATACGTAAGGTTACCTACGATAAAGGTATCGCCAGGCTGTAGATCCAAGTTTGTACCAGTTCCTACAACTGTGGTAGAATCCTGAGTAAACGCTAGAGTTCCTATAGTATTAGGAGTACTAAGCCCCGCTAGTATTTCCCAATTTGTAATCCTAAGTGCTTCTAAATAGGGATCCTTAAGCTTCGCCAGCAAGACATCGCCAATCTCATTAGCTGTAAAGGCAGTTACCATTATCGTTTAGTGATATTTTTCTTGACATCGTCCTCAGGCTTATAGTACTCGCCTAAAATCCACCCAGTAACAAAACCTGTAAGTGAAACAAAGTAGACCGTGAGGTCTGTAAGTTCTATCTCATACCATATTGCAAATGCACCTGAGATTGCCCATAGGCAAGTAACTATGTAAATCATAGCTTCTCTTCTAGAGGTAGGGCCACTTCTAAATATACCGGTTTTTGCTGACGGCTTTTTGGTCTCAGACCATACATAAGTTCCTACGTACGTAATTAAAGATCCGAAATATGCAGCCATAGCCTTAAGGTCTATGCCCTTTGAAGCACCGAAAGCGCCCATTATTACCCAAAAGGCAACAACAAGGTAGACTAGTCCCTCTCTTTTTCCCATAAGCTTAGTTTTTCTTTATATATCCGACTAATAGTCAGTGACTAATAGTATCTCCGGATTATCGCTTTCATACTCCCCGATATATTGAAGTAATGCTCCGACAATAGAATTAACCTCCATTGCATTATTATCAGTAAGGACTCTTTCTAGCTTAAATACAAGCTCAGAAGTCTTTATTACTACGAAGTGTCTATCAGGTGGCATAATCTTTGCATCTTCTAGAACCGCGTTTACTGCGTATAAATGAGGGAACTCAAATATCTCAAACAACCTAAGCGTACCTCTAATTGTTTTAATGCTGTATTTGATCGTCTTGATATCATCAACCTCAATAACTCTATTATAGGCTATATTCTTGTTTAGGGTAAATTTAACCCATCTAAGGTTAAGCATTTCTTCAAGCATATTCCATAGAAAGTAAATAGATGTTGCCTCTTTATGAACAACGGAGCTTCCCATAGACTCTACTCTATTAAGATCCTTTTTAAAGTTATTGATTAACTGCTGTCTTAAATTAGCAGTACTAATCAAGACTGAATCGTCAGAAAGCTTTTTATGAGAGTTATCTCTCTTTATAATCCCCCAGATCTTATTGTCTATAGAATTGTATCTATAGAGCGTTACATCAACCACCTCAGAAAATGTGTCCTTGTCAGTCATAGACGTTAATTTGCTTCTCTATTTTTTGTAGGTCGCTGTATAGATCCTTTTTATAGAACTCCTTCAGCTCGTTAAACTCCCGCATTCCTATCTCGTTCTTTTCTAGAAATAGATCAATTGCCGCTTGGCTTGGATTATATTTATCCTTCGGAGCAGACTTAGCCTTCTTGGTCTTTGTGTAAATCCATCCTGGAACCGATTTAAACCTATCAGCAACAAGAGACCAGCAGTCAACTACAGAAGCGCCGTCTATTCCATTAACGTTGAACATATGCGCATTTGCTGGATATTTAATAGAAAAGAATCTATTAACCATAAAGTGATGTCGCTTCTTACTATGTTGCTTTATGTTTGAATAGAGGTCTTTCTTCGTAAACATAATTTTTACGAAGTCAAAAAGCTTAGTTTCGTCTAGCATTTAGAATAGGTTATTAATCTTCTTAGTCTTAGGTTGCTCAGGAGTATCAGTCTTTTTAGAAGAACCTCGCTTATCTACCAGTTTCATTTTACCTGGCTTTTCTTCAGGTACATCCATTCCTTCAAAAGGATCAAACCCTGTTGGAGCTTCTGACTTCAACCACTTAGTTCCCTTAAGGATTATATCCTTATCCAAGATAGAGTTTATATCATCGATAGCACCTTCCCAATCAACATCGATCTTTTCATAGATTGCCTTCTGAATAGAATCAGGGATAATATTATTGTGAAGCAGCATGAGAGAGATATTGCTCGACAAATTAACCTTAATAAGATTAGGCGTACTGTGGCCGACAACTCTGTAAATAATGTCTGCAATGGTGTCCTTAGATGCTGAACTAAAGAGATAATCAATCCTAAATGTGTCATTCTCTCTAAGAAACTGATCCATAATCTTATCCGCCTGCTTATCAGTAATAGAATAGTTGCGAATCTTTCCGTTACGCATCTCCTTCTGCCAAGTAACAACAGATGGAATGTTATCTGAGCGATCGCCTGTAAGAATCTTCTTAAGGATAAACTGATCGCAATCAACCTCACTTACTTGAATGTTATTGTGATTGATCCAAGCCTTGATCTCATCTTGATACTGATCGCGCATAGATGATTTGCTGCTCATATTAAACAACATATCATCATTACTCATATCAGCAGTGTGAGACTGTTCTAGATCCTTAAGGAAACCCTCATACGCGTAAAGACTCTTCTTAGTATTGTAGTACCAGAGTGTATGTGCGTCGTTAGCGTCTGAGTAGTTTACTAGCTGAATAAGGTCACGGTCGCCTGTCCAGACGATGCATGACTTGCCGCGGCCATTAAGCATTGTCGACCACGCGAAAAGGACATCGTCAGCCTCAGCACCCTGGATTTGGTGAACAGTTACACCTTTTGTGGTTAGAATGTCCTGAAACTCGCCGTATAAAGAATAGAGGGCATCCCAGTCTACAGACTCGTCATGCTTTCTAGTTCCCTTGTAGTCAGCCTCTGGGTAGAGGTCCTTTCTCCATGACTTAGAGTCTACTGCAACTACAACATCATCAATAACACCTTTAAGCTTACGCATTTCAGATGCAAAGTCAATAGCCAATTTACGCATAAACTGACCACGAGACTTGTCATCGCCTAAGAGCTTACCGCTTTTAGGCTTAGGCATAACAAATAGGCGACTGAAAACAAAATAGTTCCCGTCAATAAGTAGTGTATGTTTTCCCAATCTCATAATCTTTGTTTATGACCTAACGATTGTTTGAATCTCATAGACACAGCTAAGCATAGTGATAACTGGATCTATAACGTGAACTCGTTGTGCCTGGTGTTTAGCTACTGAAATAATAATTTGTGGTATATGTTTTACGCTCGAAGTCTGCTCTTGTTTTATGTATTCTACAAATTCTTCACCTAGCGATTGCAGGATATCGTCGACTCTGTTAGAATAGTTGCTTACAAGCATTTGATAGTTCTTAGCTGGATCTGTCTCTGTAAATATAAGCAAAAAAACGTCTTTAAACACAGAATTAAATCTTTTAACATCTCCAACTGTGATATTTGTCGTTCCCTGAGTCTTAAAGCCTTGAAGTTTGTTAAGAGTACTTCTAAGATCCGGAAAGTTTCTACGTACAAACTCAACAAGTGCATCCTTTTCGATGGTAAGATCTTCTGCCTTACAGATTCCATATACTCGCTTAATGTACTTTTTAGTCAACTCAGACTCTTCTTCCTTATCAAAGTCAAAGTTAATAACTTCAAAACGACTCAAGACCGGATCTGGAATCTTATTGATATAGTTACATGTTGCAATAAAGCGACTGTTAGATGCAAACTGCTCCATAGTAGCACGAAGTGCCTTAAAGAACTGATCAGAGACGCCATCAACCTCATCGAGGATAACAACCTTAAATGCACCTGGAGCATCCATAATAGAAACAGTAGAACAGAAATCAATAATTCTGGTTCTAATAACGTCAACAGATGTATCTGTAGACGCGTTAATGTACAAATAAGGAAGCTTAAACTGATTTACGACTGCCTTTGCAGTTGAGGTCTTACCTGTGCCAGGTGAACCTGCAAACAACATATTTTGTACTAGTCCGTCACTAAACTTAGACATAACCCTATCCGGAAGGATAAGCTCGTCTAGATTCTTTGGTCTGTACTTTTCGGTAAATAGTTGATTAACGGACTTCATATTGATGGCTTTGTACTTTATACTAAGATGTTGTGTTTTGTTTAACGATAAATAATTTATGGCCAAGATAATTATAGAACGGACAGGTGGACCATACCCAGCTAACAGATACGGAATAATACTAAGGAATCTTAAACGAAGAGACAGACAGTTTTTAGTAGAACACCGACATATGAAAAAGTGGGCTAATAGCGATCAATTTGTTGGCTGCGTCTTAAGAATGAAAGAGAATGGAAGGCAAATAGCTGCACGAAAACTCTACTGGGACTTTGAAAGCTCTTCTGCTGTAAATGGAGATGAACTTGTAAAGCGATACAATACTATAGACTGGGTTTGTGCTATTTCTCTAAAGCCGATCAAGGCCAAGTTTATGAACTTTGACCTTGATAACTTCGTGCATCCAGAATACAGAGACGTATTAAATGCTCCTATGGTTGACTCTAGAATACTAAAGTCATCAATAGAATTTAGAAAGGCATGTGAAAAGCTTCTTATAAAGCAACGCGACAAGTTCCTTAAACTAGCTAAAAAAGGATCTAGAAATACGGATAACCTAGATAAGCTTAAAGAAGATTAAGCTTCCATAGACTGAAGCTTCTTTTTAGCATCAGCTTCCTTTTTCTTTAGTTCCGCGATATCCTCTTTTCTGTCTTCTATTCCTTTTTCGATCTTTTGTATAGCATCATCAGATCCTTTACCCGTAGACTTATCTCTTTTAGCCTGTTCTAAATCAGACTCTAACTTTTTAAGCTCTTTTCTTTCAGTTTCAATATTATCGTTATACGCCTTAATATCAGACTCTAACTCAGCTACAGGATCAGACTCTTCCTTAGGTTCTTCCTTAGGCTCCTCTTTTGGTGCATCTTCTCCTTTTAGATTAGATATCTTAGAGTCGAATCCGTCTATTTGTTTTTGTATAGCTTCTTTTTCTTCATCGTCAGCGTCTTCTAGATCTTTCTCTAACTTAGACTTACTTTCTTCTGCGTTCTTTATCTGCTCTTCCTTTGGTGTATTTTTAAGAGCTTCAGCAGCTTCGGCCTCTTTTTCTTTAGCCTCTTGCTCTTCTTTAGAAAGCATCTCCTGATATTTTTTTACGCTATTTTCTAACTCTTCAGCCTCTTTTTCAGATAGCTTTCCTTCTAGCTTTATTTTAGCAACCTTAACTCTGGTTTCTGCCTTTAAGATAGACAATATCTTTTGTTGTCCTTCATCTGTAAACGATTCGTCAAGGGTAGATTCTACTTCTTCAGCGTCTTTTATAAGCTGTTCTTTCTTTTTCTCATATGCTGCTATCTTTGACTTCATAGCATCCCTCTTCTCCTTTTCAACGTCGTATAGAGATATCTCAGAAAGAGCTTTATCTATTTTAGCAGCAGTTATTCTGCTTTTTTCAGCAGGGGCATACATCTTCTTTAGCTTTTTCTTCTTTAAAAACTTTTTAAGTAGATAAACCATTCCTCCGGCTGCTGCAATAGTTCCACCAAGTGCTAACATAGGAAGAGCTGAAAGATCAGCTGCCAAAACTGTAGCTACTACAGACTCATTAAGGTCCTCAGATTCGTTAGTAGAATCATCTGACTCTAGATTATCAACAAGGTCATTTAAGTTTGCTATTATAGCATCAATATCAGTTGAAATATCTTTAGATGTAGATGCTACGTCACCAGTAGACGCTGGAGTAGCCTCCGGAGCCTGTGCGTGTGCAGTCTCAGCAGAAGCGGCTCTTGAATCATTAAAAGATTCAAACATCATTAGTTTTTTATTTAATCTAATCATAACTATGTCTATGTTTCTTTATATATCTCTATTTATACAAAAAAGGGACCCCGAAGGGTCCCTTTCTATAGTGTTTCTAATCTAATTAGATTATAGTACTAGGCCTTTAACGCTGAACTTCTCGTACTGAGTTTCTGGGTGGAAACCAGCAGCTACAAGAGCGTAACGAGACTTAACAGCTACCTTAGGAGCCATTGTACCCTCAGCAATAGTCTGTACAGATTCAGCCATTAGGTATGGCATGAATACTAGACCTGGGCCGTTACCGTCACCCTTACGTCCAACTAGAATCTCGTGCTTGCTATTAGAGTCACCTTCGAATGGCATTAGAGGATCAGTGTAAACATTGATACCAGCAACAGATCCAACTGGGTAGATTGCACCTGCAACCTGGTTGAATGTGTTAGCCATTGGGTTTGGTACGAAACCAGCAACACCCTGTAGAGCTGAAGCAACCTTAGCGTCAACGACTGCGAAGTTACCAGCACCTCTTCTGCCCTTGTTAGCGATTAGGTTAGCAGCAGCTAGAATGTTAGTCAAGATTCTTCTGTGCTCATCACCTCTAGTGTTAACACCAGCAGTGTTTAGAGTTACTTCAGTGATACCTGAACCAGCAAGACCTCTCATTGATCTTAAGATGTGAGAGTTGATAGACTGAGTCAACTCGTTAGTTAGAACAGCCTCAACCTGAGCAACAGCGTCAACGCCGAATTGCTTTAGGTCCTGAACTTGCTCACGAGTAACAGCAGCTGCAACCTGGAAAGTTTCAGCAGCAACAGACTTGCTGAATAGGCTCATGCCCATTACTCTGTCTGCAGTGTATTCACCCTCGTTTCTGCCGTAAGGTAGACCAGCATCTCCACCAGTCAACTGACCAGAGAAGTTTGGAACGTGATCCTCAAGAGCACTAACTAAAGAGATAGCAGGGGTTCCTGTAGCAAGGCTCTGGAACGCTGCTAGC